ATGGAATAGATTCCCCCCAAAACAACTCGAAAAGCCATGAGAACGACTGAGAAGCCCTTGAAAGGTCACCAAATGCCCGTAGAAGCCCTCAAAAGCCCTGAATCGGTTTTGGGTAGGGACGCAGAACCCAAAAACCCGCTAATCGGCGTACAAACGCCCAGAATCCACACGCCACTGAACGATTTGCCCTCACGCGGGGGTGAATTGATCGACCTGGCGACCAGTTTGGGTATCGATCTCATGGAATGGCAGAAATTCGCCTTGATTCATACGCACAAGATCAAGCCCGACGGGCGTTGGGCAAGCCCAGTGAACACGATCGTCGTCGCACGCCAGAACGGAAAATCATTTCTTCAACTGATCAGAATCCTGGGCGGTCTTTTCCTATGGGACGAAAACTTGCAGATTGGTTCAGCCCACAGACTTTCGACGTCGCTGGAACAATTCAGGGCAATGGTTCAAATCATTGAGAAGAACGATTCATTGGCGAAACAGGTGAAAAAGATTCGCTGGCAACATGGCGGCGAGGAGATCGAAACAATCACAGGCAATCGGTTCATTGTGCGGGCAGGCGGTTCAGCTGCTCGCGGCGTTTCCCGACCTTCGACAATCCACCTAGACGAATTGCGTGAAATGACGGACATTGAAAGTTTTGCGTCGCTGCGCTACACCCTCATGGCGGCGACAAACCCAATGGTCATGGCGTACACAAACGCAGGCGATTCAAGTTCGATTGTGTTAAATCAATTTCGACAACGCGCGATCGCCAACATTTCAGGGGTTGCCGACGACATTGGATATTTTGAATGGTCAGCGCCGACGGACGAAATCAGTGTGGAGAACGCCAGGCATTCAAACCCGTCAATGGGCAGACTTATCCATGAGGACAATATCAGAAGCGTTTTGAACGACCCGCCTGACGTCGTAATGACCGAAGTGTTGTGTCGCTGGGTTGTCGCAATCAATAGCGCGGTTGACGCAACTTCGTGGGGAAATTGTCTGGACAAGTCCGTCGACCTGGACATTGACAAATTGACCTGGTTGGCGATCGATCTCTCACCAGATAGAAAACACGCTAGCCTAATCGGCGCTCAGAAAATCGGCGGTGAAGAATTCGTCGTGAAGTTGTTGCACACCTGGCAAAATGATCTTCAGTTGGACGACAAGGCAATTGCCAACGACCTGGCAGATTACGCCCGCAAATATCCGACCGAATACGTTCTTTATTCTCGCAAAACCAGTGCAGCCGTTGCAGCCAGGCTTGCACCCGCTGGCATTCCAATTTTCGACATGGACGGCGTCTACCCGCAGGCGTGCGACGAAATGCTGAGTGCGATCAATAGTGGTCGGTTAAAACACAGGGGTCAAAGTCAACTTTCGGAGGAAGTTTTGGCAGCGGTGCAATTGCGTCGTGGGGACGGCGGCTGGGTTATAGGTCGAAGGGCGTCACAGTCGGTTGTGTGCAGCGCCGTTGCCGTCGCCCTTGCGACACACTTCGCGACACGCCCAGAGAATGATCTTGACATAATGGTTGGGTGAACTTATAACCCTGACACAATTCGGGCATGGGATTTTTCGATCTATTCGCGACGAAGGTTGACACTGCCGTTCCAGTGGAAGCCAGCAACGTGGACGCTGCCGCAATTGCGCCGTATTACAGTGAAGTAGGAAATCTTTTCCTATTTGGCGGCGTAATTACGGCGTCGCGCGCCGAAGCAATGAGCGTGCCAACGTGTGCAAGGGCGCTAGGAATTATTCAGACAATTGGTTCATTGCCAATGCACACACGCAATGAAGCAACTGGCGAAAAGGTCACACAACCGCGCGTGATCAATCAACCTGACCCACGTATCCCAGGGACAACGTTCTGGTCATGGATTATTTCAGATTTGTTTTTCTTTCCAAATGCCTACGCATTTGTTATGGAACGGTATGCCGATACAGGAAAAATTCGCGCAATGGAACGTATTGCACCTGAGCGCGTAACCATTCAAACAAATGGAATGGGTTATGAAATTGTTTCCTATCAGATCGACGGCGCTTACGTTGACCCTGCCAACCTGGTTGTGTTCCAGGGTACGCAAGAGGGTTTGCTATCTCGCGCAGGTCGAACAATCAAGGCAGCCGCAGCACTAGAACGCGCCGCAATGAATTTCGCAGTCGAACCAATTCCGCAAATGGTTTTAAAATCCAATGGCACATCACTGCCAGCTGATCGCGTTTCAAAGTTGTTGACCGCCTGGCGTACCGCGCGAGCGAATAAGTCAACTGCATTCCTTAACGCTGACGTGACACTTGAAACATTGGGTTACGACCCGAAGAATTTGCAATTAAATGAAGCGAGAAACTACGTTTCTTTAGAACTCAGTCGTGCGTGTGGGTTACCTGCCTATTTCACAGATTCGCAGCAATCGACATTTACCTATTCAAACGCCCTTGATAAACGGCGCGATCTCGTCGATTTTGCATTCAGAAATTACATGTCAATTATTGAGCAAAGGTTAAGTTTTGCGGATTTCACCCCAGCGGGAAATCGCGTGTCTTTTGATCTTGACGATTTCTTGCGTGGCAATCCTTACGAGCGCGCGCAAGTGTACGAAATCCTAAATCGAATCGGCGCAATGTCGATCGAAGAAATACGCGAGGAAGAAGACATGCTGCTATGAAAAAAGTCATAACACCAATGCAAATCACTGCGGCAGATTCCAACAGTCGCACAATCACCGGTCGCATTGTCACATTTGAAGAAACTGGCAACGCGTCAATTGGCAAGGTGCAATTCGCAGCGGGTTCAATTGAACCAACCGCCGTTTTGCTTAACCTGGAACATGATCGCACGCGTCGCATTGGTAAAACACTTTCGATTGAATCAACAGAACAAGGAATCGACGCAACTTTCAAGATCGCGGAAACAACTGCGGGCAATGACGCATTGATCGAAGCGCAAGAAGGATTGCGTGACGGATTCAGCGTTGAAGTTTCATTTGACGAATACGAAACACTCAAAGACGGCACAGTTCGCATTTTGGCTGGCGAATTAACTGGCGTCGCATTGACTTCAGAACCAGCAATCCGATCAGCGCGCGTGGAATCAGTCGCCGCGACAGAAGACGAAATTTCAGATTCGACAACCGAAACTGAAGCACCAAACCCAACAGAAGGAGAAGACGAAGTGGAAGACACCGTCAAAGACGCTGCAACCGCCGAAACGGTTGAAGCCGCCCAGTCAATCACCGCAACTGCTCACGCAGTAGGCGGGTTCAAATCAGCACCCCGCATTGAGGTCACCGCTGCGAAGTATCTTGAAAACAAGGTTCTTGCTGCAACAGGTGACGAGAATGCACGCCAGTACGTTCTTGCCGCAGACAACACAACAGACAACGCTGGACTAGTTCCAACACGTCAGTTGAGCGAAGTCATCAACGGACTATCAACAACAATCCGCCCAAGCATTGACGCGATTTCTCGCGGTGCATTGCCTGACGCGGGAATGACATTTGAAATTCCAAAAATCACAGTTGCACCAACGGCTGCAGTTGTTGCCGAAGACGCAATCTTCAACGAAACAGATCAAAATTCTGCTTTCTTGAGCGTGGACGTCAAAAAATTTGCGGGTCAGCAAAAATTTAGCGTGGAATTATTGACACGCACTAGCCCATTGTTTTATGACGAATTGCTCAGAAATATGGTCGCGGCAATGGCTAAGGCGCAAGATAAGTACGTCAACGATCAACTAGTTGCAGGCGCAACCGCCGATTCAACTTCAATTGCAACATACCCAACAGGCGCAGAATTGCTTGGCGTTATCGCACGCGGTTCAGCCAGCGTTTATGCTGCAACTGCGGGACTTGCAAATCCATTTGCACGCAACATTTTGGTCAACACTTCACAGTGGTCAAACCTAATGTCGCTCAACAACAATGGCGTTCCGCTATACAACGAAGTAACAAACCCAATGAACCAACCAGGTTCAGCAACACCTGGTTCATTGCGTGGACGCGTTGCGGGTCTTGATCTCTACGTCACTGCAAATACATCAGCAACAACAGACATTGACGATTCAATCATGATCATCAACCCTGACGCTTATACATGGTACGAGGGAACTTCATACCAGTTGCGCGCGGAATCAACCGCTGACGGTTCAATCACAGTCGGCGTCTATTCGTTTGGTGCGGTGGCGACAAAAATTGGCGCTGGCGCGTTCGGCGTAAACAAGACCTGATAACAACCTAATCATGCGGCGGGTTCTCCCGATCTCGCCGCAGCAGATCGAAAGGAAACGCTCATGCCTAGTATTGTCACCGCAAGTCAACTGCGAACAGTTCTAGGCGTGAGCGTTTCACTTTATTCAGACGCTTACCTGGACGAAATCATCAACACGTCTGAAAACGTCATTTTGCCAATGCTGGTGGCAAATACTTCAGCAATTAATTCATACAAACTTGAATCTAACGTTGCCTATTTCTACACGCAACGCAGTCACCATTTTGTGGCAGGTCAGTCAGTCATTGTGACTGGATTGCCTGCGCCATTTACTGCAACACACACGATTATCACTGCGACTGAGTATTCCTTCACCGCTGCATTGACTTCAGCGAATGTCACATTGCGCGAGATCATTCCAATGGGTACGGCAACACTTTCAGGCTATTCAGCCGCAGACATTTACGCAAATACCCCTGCAATCGAATCAGCAATTCTGGCAGTTAGCGTGGAAGTCTTTCAATCACGCGTCGCAGCTGGTGGACAGATTGAAGGCGTCGATTTTACTTCAACGCCTTACAGAATGGGACGCAGTTTAACCAATCGCGTCAGCACTTTACTTATGCCTTATTTGGACGTTGAAACGGTCGTGCAGTAAGTGCCAGCCAATGCCATTTCCGAAACCCGCGCAGCCTTAGCCAACGCATTCAGCGCGCTTGCGGCGAACATTTATCCGAGCGTACCTGAAGCGCCAATCCCACCAGCAATTGTTGTTGTGCCTGATTCGCCTTACATGGAAGTTGTTTTGATTGGTAAGGCAAAAACTCAGGTCAAACTTAACTTCGCAATCTCAGCAATTGTCGCGTCAAATAGCAATGCAGGTTCACTGGACAACCTGGAAAAACTCATCATGGGAATTCTTGCGGCAATGCCCGCAGGATACGTTGTTGGACAAATCGAAAAGCCGACGGTTTTGGAAGTAGGTCAAAGCCCAATGCTGGTCGCCGACATCAACGTTTCAACTTACTACACACAAACAACATAGGGGACAAAATGCCAACGACAATCATTACTGGTCGCGATTTAGTCGTGACCATTGCAACCGTTAATTACGACGCGCAGGCGACCAGCGCAACACTTGCCAACTCACCAACCGTCGAAACCTACCAAACGCTAGACGGCAAGGCGTACAAGCACATTGACGATCAATGGACATTTGATATGTCAATGCTTGCAGACTGGGGCGCAGCAAGTTCATTGTGTGAGGCACTCTGGACGGCTTGCGAAACCGCACCAAACACAACACTTGCGGTTTCCCTCACCGCCGTAACAGGCGCAGTTTTTGCCTTCAACGTTATGCCAGTGTTTCCTTCAGTCGGCGGTGCAGCACCTGACGCACAAACCGTTGACCTATCATTTATTGTTGTCGGAACACCTTCCGAAACATTCTAAAACCTAACAATCGGGAGAAAAAATGAAACTACCAATAACAATTGAATACAACGACGGGGCGCAGGCGACCTACACGGCTGCGCCGCCTGAGTGGGTTAAATGGGAAAAGCACACAGGTCACACGATCAGCCAGGCGCAGGAAAAGATCGGAATATCCGATTTGGTCTTTTTGGCGTATCACGCCATGAAACGTGAAGCCGCTGGGAAACCAGTCAAGCCAATCGAGGCATGGACTGAAACCATTGCCGAAGTAATGGTCGGTGACGCAAACCCAAAAGCCACCCAGTCGGAAGCCTAAGTCGAATTGTTTGGGAATTGGCTATCGCAACCAATTTACCAAAAGAACAATTCGAAACGGCTGAGGACATTTTGACAGTGTTGGAAATTCTGGAAGGACGGGCGAATGGCTGAACAAGTTTCGATCAGTTATGACAAGGCTGAACTGCGCGCCATTCTCCGTTCTTTCAAAGCAATGGACGACGAAGCGATCAAGCAAGCAAAAGTTGTTACGTCAGAATTAGCGGAATACGTCAAACAAAAAGTTTCAAGTGCGGCAGGTGGAAGAAACAACCGCGCGTCAAAAATAGTCGCTGACGGTGCAACCGTTTCGAAATCATCAAAAATTGGTGAGATTTCCTATGGGTTCGCGCGTCAACGATTAAGTGGCGGGGGAACGACCCAACAGGTTTGGGGCGGCGTCGAATTCGGTTCAAATAGATTGAAACAATTCCCAGTCTGGTCAGGGCGTGAAGGTCGCGGGTCACGCGGTTGGTTTATTTATCCAACCCTTCGAAGCGCCCAGCCTGAGATCGTCAAAAAGTGGGAAGATTCATTTTCTAAGATCGTGAAGGAGTACACCTAATGGCTGGAAGTCGTACCCTTAAACTTTCAATTCTTGGCGACGTTGACAACCTCAACAAATCGCTGAAAACCGCAGGCAGTGACGTTGATTCATTTGGCGACAAAATGGGCAAGGCTGGAAAAGCCATTGGGGCAGCATTCCTGGCGGCAGCCGCCGCCGCTGGCGCTTATGCAATCAAGATCGGAATCGACGGGGTCAAAGCCGCGATCGAGGACGAAAAGGCGCAGACACAATTGGCACTGGCGTTGGAAAACGCAACAGGTGCAACGCAAGCCCAGATCGCTGCAACTGAGCAATCGATCTTGCAAATGTCATTGGCAACAGGCGTTGCCGACGACGACCTGCGCCCTGCGTTGGGTCGCCTGGCACGGTCAACGGGTGACATTACAACCGCGCAAGATTTATTGACGACCGCCCTTGACATTTCAACTGCCACAGGTAAACCGCTTGAAGCCGTTGCAAATGCATTGGGTAAAGCCTACGACGGCAACACAACATCACTGGGCAAATTAGGGATTGGCTTATCAGCTGCCGAATTGAAAGCCATGTCGTTTACCGAAGTACAAGGCAAACTGACTGATCTATTTGGCGGCGCGGCTGCGCGAAACGCTGACACTTATGCTGGACGAATTGCAAGAATGCAAGTTGCATTTAATGAAGCAAAAGAAACAATTGGTTTTGCGTTGTTGCCTATTTTGGAAAAGGTTATCAACTTTATTAATCAACATGCGTTGCCGGTCATCAATGCGTTTTCAGGTGCATTTAGCCTAAACGGTGGCGGGCTTGGTCGCACGATCACAGATTTGGGCAACATCATCAAAGTTGTTTTCACCCCAATCATTAACGGATTATTGAAAGCGTTTGGTTACATCAAAGACGCAATCGGTGACAACCTAGAAGCCTTCCGAACATTTGGCACGTTTATTGCAAAAGTCATTGCCCCAGTTATCGGGCAGGTATTGGGAACGGCACTAGAACGCGCAGGCAAAATTGCTGGCGTTGTCATTGACATAATTGGTGGCGTTGTGAAGATTTTGAACGGCTTGATTTCTGGCGCGGTTGCTGGAATCAACATTTTAATTGGTGCATACAACGCAATTCCATTTTTGCCAAACGTGTCAAAAATATCAATGCCAACGGTCAGCGTGCCAGCCGTATCGACGAACATTCCAACTTCAACCAGCCTTACTGGTGGAAGTGGCGTTTTTGACGGGGGCACTTCAGTCGTGACAGGTGGCGCAACGGTTTTAGGCGGAAGCACTGGCGTGGCAACCGCTGCAAAAAGCGCGGCATTTGCAACCGCTGGTCTGGCGGCAATTCCTTCCAACTTTAACGTTGGTGGATTCCGCGCTGGTGAGGAAGCCGATCGAGGCACGACAATCAACGTGAACGTTTCAGGTGCGGTCGATAAGGAAGGCACTGCCAGAACGATCGTTGACACCTTGAACAATTCCTACTATCGCGGCACTGGCGGCGCTGGGAATCTAGTCGCGTGACGCAGTGGACGCCCGTTTGGCTAATTGAAATCGACGGCGTTGAATACACTTCAGCGGTTTTGGCAAACCTCACAATTCGCAGTGGACGCACCAACATTTATGAACAAGCGCAAGCGGGATACGTCAATCTTCAATTGCTAGACGTGAACCAAACGGCAATCCCAGTTTCAATCAATTCAACAATTGGCGTTTCGGTGAAAGATACTTCAGGCACATTTGTTGCCATTTTCGGTGGCAACGTCGTTGATATTGGTTTAGAAGTGCGCGACGTCGGTTCGACATTGTTTACCCAAACTTATTCGATCACTGCGTTGGGTGCATTGGCGCGCTTGCCTAAGGCGTTGACTGACGGCGTTCTTTCAAAGGATTTCGACGGCGATCAGATATTTACAATTTTGAGCGAAGTATTGTTCAATACATGGGCGCAAGTCCCAGGCGCAGAAACCTGGGCTGCCTATGACCCAACGGTGACCTGGGCAAATGCCGAAAACAATGGTTTAGGCGAAATTGATCGCCCTGGCAATTATGAATTGGCAAATCGATCTTCAGAACGCACTGACGTTTATTCGTTGGTATCAGCGTTGGCGACTTCGGGGCTGGGGTACATTTACGAAGACGCGCTTGGTCGCATTGGTTATGCCGACAGTACGCACCGAACCGTCTATTTGGCTGCCAATGGGTACGTCGATCTTGACGCAAATCATGCCCGCGCCGCAGGGTTGCGCATTGAAACCCGTGTTGGCGACGTTCGCAATGCCCTTACGATCAAATACGGTTCAACGAGCAGCGCAGAAGAATCAGCCAGCAACGCCACTTCGATCGCCCAGTTCGGTCAACTGGCGCAAATCATTGAAACGACATTGGAACATTCAGACGACGCCTTAGATCAGGCAAATTTCTATTTGTCGTTGCGTGCCCAGCCACAACCAATTTTTAGCGAAATCACATTTGACCTCACCAACCCTGAAATAGACAACAGTGACCGTGACAACCTGATCAACGTTTTCATGGGTGAAGCCATTGCGTTGAATAACCTACCGTTGAACATGGCGTCGGGCACGTTCCAGGGGTTCGTCGAAGGCTGGTCATTTCAGGCGTCGTATAACCAACTTAGCGTGACATTGTTGTTGTCCCCATTGGCTTATTCATTGCAAGCAATGCGCTGGAATGACGTGCCAGTGACCGAAACGTGGGCGAGCGTGTCGCCAACTTTAGAATGGCAATATGCAACAATTGTTGCGTAGAAACGGAGAAAAATCATGACCAATCCAACAAGCAATTTTGGCTGGCAAATGCCAACTTCAACTGATTTGGTGACAGATTTACCAGCTGATTTTGAAGTTTTTGGGCAAGCCGTTGATACCGCATTGGCTGATCTCAAAGGTGGAACGACTGGTCAAGTCTTGGCTAAGGCGTCGGGAACCAACATGGACTTCACCTGGATTGAGCAGGACGACACGACGATTTCATTTAACGCACAAACTGGCACGACCTACACATTGGTTGCCGCTGATCTAGGCAAGATCGTCACATTATCTAACGGCAGTGGAATCACCTTGACCGTTCCACCTTCAGTTTTTGCAACTGGCAACATTATCAACATTCAACAAATTGACGTCGGACAGGTGACACTTGCCCAGGGCGCTGGCGTGACAATAACTTCAACTGGCGCAAGCGCGTCAGCACCAAAACTTCGCGCGCGATATTCTGCCGCGTCGATCATTTGCACTGGTTCAAACACGTTCACCGTGATTGGCGACATTTCCTAATGACAATTTTAGGAATTATCGCGTCACAAAATTATCCACGATCATTTCCAATTACTTATTTGGTAATTGCTGGCGGCGGTGGCGGCGGCGGATTTTTTGGCGGCGGCGGTGGCGCTGGTGGCTATCGATCTTCAATTTCAGGTGAATCTTCAGGCGGCGGCGCGAGTGCTGAATCGTCTATTTCTTTATTGAAATTGACAAATTACTCCGTAACAGTCGGCGCTGGTGGCGCAGCAGGTGCAGGGACAACAAGCAACACCTCAATAGGTACAAACGGTTCAGATTCAATTTTTTCCACCATAACTTCTACAGGCGGCGGCGGTGGCGCGGGATTCAACGGTTCAACATCTGGAAGAAATGGCAAAACAGGCGGTTCAGGCGGCGGTGCAGATATGTACGACGGGACTAGCGGGACGGCTGGTTCGGGAACCGCTAATCAAGGCTATGCTGGCGGCACAGCGTTACAAACTGGTGGTGCAACAAGTTCAGGCGGCGGCGGTGGCGCTGGTGCAGTCGGAGTAACTGGAACTTCTGGACAGGGCGGCGCAGGCGGAAACGGTGTTGCGTCATCAGTTACAGGTTCAAGCGTTACTCGCGGCGGCGGCGGCGGCGGCGGCGTTTATGCCTCAGGCACATCTGGCGCAGGCGGTTCAGGCGGCGGCGGCGCAGGCGGGGCAACAAGTGGGGTTTCTACAGACGGGTCAGCAGGAACCGTAAACACTGGCGGCGGCGGCGGCGGCGCTAGACACATTGAAGGATCAAACGTAACCCCTGGCGGCGCAGGCGGTTCAGGTCTAGTTATTTTAAAATACGCGACCGATCTCACCATAACAATTGGTGCTGGTTTAACAGGAAGCACGACAACAGTGGGTGCAAATAAAGTGACAACAATTACTGCTGGCACTGGAAATGTGAGTTTCGCATAATGGCACATTACGCATTTTTAGATCAAAACAATATTGTCACTGAAGTCATTGTTGGAATCGACGAAACTGAATTAATTGAAGGCATTTCAACTGAGGAATGGTATTCCAATTTTAGGGGTCAAATTTGCAAACGCACTTCATACAACGGCAACATAAGATTTAATTATGCTGGCATTGGTTATTCATACGACGCAATTGACGACGCATTTATCGCGCCAATGCCTGATTGCGGTCATGACGAATTGACGTTAAACGAATTAAAACGCTGGGAATGTGGAAACGAGGGACACAATGTCATTTCCTAATGGTACAAATGCCAGGTTGATTGAAGTTGCAGCCGCAGAAGTTGGCACAATCGAGGAAGGCGACAACCTCACCAAATACGGCAAATTTACAAAAGCCGACGGGTTACCCTGGTGCGGAAGTTTCGTGAATTGGTGCGCTGCACAGGCAGGCGTCAAGATTCATTCAGTAGTCAGCACCGCAGTTGGTGCGCATAAATTCAAAGAAATCAATCGCTGGTCGAACATTCCTCAGCTGGGAAGTCTGGCATTCATGGATTTTCCTCATGACGGCGTTGATCGTATTTCGCACATTGGAATTGTTGTTGGATTGATTGACGATAAAACATGCTTGACGATCGAAGGCAACACCAGCGGTTCGGGAGATCAACGCAATGGTGGAATGGTCATGATCAAAGTCCGGTCTTTTGGTAAAGGAAAAGAAATCGTTGGTTTTGGTGTTCCAAAGTTCACGCCATACCAGGGAGAATTCCCAATAGTTGATTCGCCAAAAGTGGCAGTCAAACCAAAAAAGGAGAAAACCAAATGGAACAAGCAAAAGCCTTAGCCGCGTCATGGGCGCGATCATTTATGGCAGCAGCGCTTGCCCTATACATGGCGGGCGTGACTGACCCAAAGACACTTGCAATGGCAGGCGTCGCAGCGGTTGCACCAGTAATTTTGCGCTGGCTTAACCCAAACGATTCAGCCTTCGGTTCAACGGGGAAGTGAACCGCAGATTCGCGGCGGCGGGGTTGATCACGGCACTTGCATTAACCCCGACCGCTTGCGGGTACGACGGTTGGACGCGCTATGAATGCCAGGAATTCGAAAACTGGGAAAACCCAGAATGCCAAAAGCCCCAATGTATCCCGACTGGAACATGCACTGACGACTTACTTGGAGATCAATCGGCAAAAACCCGCACGCCGTAAATCGCCCGAAGAAGTTCACGCCCAACTGATTTTGATCATTGGGTCAACCCTTGCAGCCGTGTTTTTGATTGTCACCGTCGGCATTACCTACGCCCTTATTTTCGTCACTCAGCCCATTGGCAATCAAGCACCCAATGACGCTGCATTTATCGATCTACTCAAAACCCTGGCGATTTTCTTGACTGGTTCGCTTGGTGGCGTACTGGCGGGTAATGGTTTAAAGTCAAAACCCAAGCCAATCGACACGCCCAAATCTACGCACGATTCTTGACGTTGTCGGTGATTGCCGTCATTCTTTCGGTACGGGACGACTTCGGTACGGGTCAGGCGAAACACTGAAGTCGTCCCCCTAACAATCGGGAGATAAAATGACAACAGAACAAATCATAGGGTTCGCGCTTATCGCGCAACTAGCAATCAGCACACTGATTTATTCAATGGGGTACAGGGACGGAAAATCCGTTGGGTATCATCACGGGCGATCAGTCGGAATGGCAATGGGCAAGAATAAGGCGGTCAAATAATGTCAGCGATCGCAGCCGCATTTGTCCAGGCACAACGCAATTTTGCACCAGCCTTAAAAAAGGCAGACAACCCCTATTTTGGGACAAAGTACGCCGACCTTGCGGTGTGCATTGAAGCGGTGATTGACGCACTGCACGCCAACGGCATTGCCCTAGTTCAGCACACTGATCAAAGCGAAAAAGGTGTTGTGGTCAGTACGGTGTTTTTGCACGAATCAGGCGAACACATGGAAACGGGCAGTATCTTCGTGCCAGCGGCGCAGAATAGCCCGCAGGCATTTGGGTCAGCCCTGACTTATGCACGCCGCTATTCGCTCATGACGGCGTGTGGCATTGCACCTGAAGACGACGACGGAAATGCCGCGTCAAAACCAACCCCAGCACGCAAACCTGAAGTCAAGGCTGAACCTGAGGTCGATTACTGGACAACCAAATTTGGTGAAGTCCCAAGTTATGCAACGAAGGAAGAAGCCGAAAACGCTGGAATGCCAACCCTGGGTTCTAGCCTTCAGGAGATCGCAACCCAACTGGGCGGTGAAATGATCGAGGAAGCGCCGCAGTGCGTACACGGTCACCGCAAATGGGCGACAGGCAAGAAAAAGAATGGTGAGGATTGGGGCGCATTCCGCTGCACCCAAAACAACCGAAACACACAATGCGACCCTATTTGGTACGTCTTCGGGTCAAATGGAAAGTGGCGTGCCCAATGAGCGATTACATGGAACTTATCAACCCAAAAACCAAAATCTGCAAATTGATCAAAGACGGTGAAGTGGTCGCAGAATACAAAATGGAACAGTGCGACCGTTGTTCATTGCTTGCCAAAAGTGACGAATTTGGTTTCCAACGTGGACTTGGTGGCGAAAAGTTAATGTGGTTTTGCGGGTCTTGCAGATGAGGATTTCATTGACCAGGGACGAGCAGTTTATCTGCCATGAAGCCGCAGTTGCATTGGCAAAAGCGAACACCGATTACTGGACAACCAGGGACGGCAATTATTCAAAAGACAAATCGTTGCATGAATTGATTGCACAAGACGCCGAAAGCGTTGGCAGTGAATGGGCAGTTGCCAAATACATGAATAAATCATTCAACCCATTTGAGGAAAAAGGCAAAAGAAAAGCCGACGTTGGCGACGATATTGAGGTGCGTTGGACAAAATACGAAGGCGGGCAGCTGATCGTTCACGAATACGATCGAGCAAATGACATTGCCGTACTGGTTACAGGAAAGTCCGGCAACTATTTCATTGCTGGTTGGATTCCAATCGCAGTTGCACGCAATCCACGTTATCGATCATCAAGTCAGCCAAATTGGTGGGTGTCACAAATCAATCTTCAGCCGATCGAGAATTTGAGGAAAAACAAAAATGGACAGAACTGAATTCGAATGTCGCAAATGCAAGAAGATCACGATTCAACTGATTCACAAAGTCACGGACAACCTGCCCCCAGGTGTAGAAGTGATTCAATGCGTCAAGTGCGAAGTCATGACGGTTGCACAGATAGGGGTTTCCAATGCCAATCTATGAGTTTGAATGTTCAGTGTGCAAAATCCGTGTTGAGGTGGATAAGTCAATCCATGAAGACCGAAACGCCCAGTGTTGTGGACAACCCATGAATCGGTTATTCACTGCGCCTGGTATCTCATTCAAGGGCACTGGTTGGGGTCACCAATCATGAATAGTTATCCACAGAAGTTATCCACAGGTAGGCAAAACCTGTGGACAACACGCCAGGGGCACGCTCGACTTATCCACATACTCACGGGTAACTTGACAGGTGCGATAGCCTACTTTCGCTTGAAGCGCGCCGCTGAGGCGGTGAGCGCGCGAGGGCGCAATCGGCTTATGGGACGGTTCTATGCCATAGCGGCATTGGTTTCAATAACAAGCAGTCCCGCAGCGTATTCAGCAAACTATTCAATAGATCATTTGAAGTTATATGCTCATTCAAGAATTGTTAATTATGAGCAATTTCAGTGTTTCCATAAGATCATCACAAAGGAATCAAGGTGGTCATACACTGCACGCAATGGTTCACATTATGGATTGGGTCAAATGAGATCAACCTGGTATCGCGACCTTGACCCTTATCGCCAGATAGACGCAACCATTGGCTATATCACAAAGCGTTATCAAACCCCATGCAATGCCTGGTCATTCCATAAGAAGAAGGATTGGTTCTAATGAGCAGCGTACTGGGCAACAAGGGGTCAACGGGTAAGTGGCGCAAGATACGTGAGCGAATACTTAAACGCGACGGGTACACATGCCAGGAATGTGGCAACGAAGGCAATTCGGTCGATCATATAATTCCAAGAAGTGCAGGTGGAAGCGACGACGACTGGAACCTTCAATGCTTATGCGTTAAATGCAATTCAAGCAAGGGTGGGCGGTTTTTTAATACACCTAAGACAC